TTTCGTAAACCTTCGACGATGGATGACATTCCATTGATTTGTATCTCTCCTTGTGATGGATCTCTTTGAGCATCAGGTTGTTGTGAAATACCTTGAGATAGGTTTGGTATGGAATAGGAACGTAAAGCCATTAGAGTCTGATTCCAGTAGTTATACGGCGAGTACTAAGACCCGAAGCAGGGGCATAAGTTGGGAATGGCAAATGATTTCTTCCTCCTGTTAATAAATTCGCTTGCTCCTGTTCTTGCTCCATTCGCTCTAAAACAACTTGAGCTGCTTTCTCGTCTTCACGTGTATATTGAAAAGAAGCAGTATCTCCTAAAACTCTCTGTGCAAAAACTCTCGCTGATCTAATTGTTATCCAACGATTGAATGCTTCAGGACAGTCATCCCATGACATGCCAAAAATTACATCACATAAAATGTCAGTAATCGTTGTCTCTAAAACATAAGTTCGATATTCGGTGTCATATAACCTTGTTCCTCGATGTTGGTAACGACCAGCATAAAGATATGGATCTAACGAAAGTTTTAAAACATTAGTTGGTATTTTTATTTCTCCGCTTGAATCTTTAGAGAACGGATAATCTCTTTCTGTGTTCCAGCTCCAGCCTTTAATTTGACCTTCTTTATGAAATTCAAGAAGTGTTCTTTCAGCAATCCTCGCATCTGTGATTTGCTGATTTTCTAAGGTGTTAACAGGTTGCTCACCAATATTCTCTAGCAAGATATTTACTGCATCCAGCAGGCCAGTTTTACCTGGAGTAACCGACTGATTTACTAATCCCATTTCTCATCTACGAGGACGTTGCACACATTGTATTAGTAAGCAAAAAAAAGAGCCAGCTTTCGCCGGCCCTCTTTGCAATCTCTCTTATTTAGATTACTAAGGAATAACAACCTTACAAGCTGACTCAGCTCTTAGAACTCCCATTCCTAAAGCTTGTCTTGCGACCATAAGATCTGCTTGGTGAACAACTCTCCATTCCTCACCAGTCAACTGAAGTGCTGGAGATAGTAATGAAACAACACCAACAGCTTCTTTGTTGAAAATCAGACCCTTACACTTACTCAAATCTTGAGCGTAATCAGCGTTGTGATCTCCAGCGACAACAGTATATGCCGCTTGAGTTACGTGATTAGAGCTAAGAATAGGAATTCCAGCAACACGCAATGTGCGGCCATCTGCAATGGTTCCAGCTCCACCAAAGTCAGCGTTGATAGCACGACTTGATTGTGAGATGAGGTAATAATCCTCTGGAGTAAATACCGCGTACATGTCGTCGATACTTACGTCCTTCTCTTCAAAGCCAACACGAGCGTCAAAGAGCGCGTTAACTAGAGCATCACCTTTTGCCTGACGAGTAGCACCTGAAGCTGTGTAATCAGTTCCAAGTGTTAACCCTTGTCCTGTTCTCCCGCTGTTGCCTGACTTAGCTAGAGGCTCAGTAGAATTACTTGCCGCTGCAAAGATCATTCTTGCAACACGCTTGTCATACTCAACCGCTAACGCACGACCTAACTCCTTTGTGTAGATCTGTCTAACGTCAAAATACGACATTAATTCATCTACATTGTAGATCGCCGCATCGGCAACCATCAACGCATCCAAACTGATTACACGCTCATTCAAATCACTGGGATCGTTGATCGTGCCTGTCAGTTCGGTGCCCGGCTGGTGGTAGGCCGCGCTCATTTTTCCCGTGATTGGGAAGGCTACACTTTTGCCGCCTCTTATGTTTCTTTCACGAGTTTTGCCTTTAAAAACCGTTGCGGTCATAAAGGCTTCCATTACCTCGGCAGAACCGAGTTTGAGCATTAAAGCTCTATCCGTATCTAGACCAGAAGCACCAGCACCCCAAGTGGCGGCAGCACCTTTAACCTGACCTAAACGGCTGAGTGTTACAGCCATGATGAGTTAATTTTGTAGAAAAATACTTTTGTTAGATCGCCCGTTCCTTCGCTACTCAAGTTGTCCACCTTAATGGGCTTGAGGCTCTTGGTTGCGTTCTTACTTAAGGCTATCCCACGCAGGACTTCTTGCCAACATTTGTTTAACTGATTCTTGGTAACTTGGATCTACTTCATATATTTTTTGTCCTCTATCATTCGTCTTACTCATTGCATCTAATACTTGTTGCTTACTTTGGAATGTTGTCTCGCTTGGGACATCTCCACCCCCTATAAGCTTAGGTTCTACAACGGCATTAGGACTTTCCATTTGCATCTGGACATTACGAATCGCCCATTTAATTGCATCAATATTTCCTGATTCCATTGTTTGATTAAAACTTTCAACCATTTCTTTACTTAAATTCTTACCAGCCCATTGATCTAATTTTGCGTAAGCATCATCACCACCGATCTCATCTTTGATTGATTGTTCCTGTTCTTCTGATAATCCCTGTGGCTCAGTTGATTGAGGAGCCTTGGCTCCACTTACATAATTTTCTACAACTTGTCTAGGAACATTAAATGCTTCAGCAAGAGTGTCGTAGTGCTGGCTTATATCTTCTCCACTATCTGCCTTAAACATCACCTCTCCAAGATCCATTCCTTTTTCTGCTAACGCTTGAACAGTTTCTTTTCCATAAACTTGAGCCGCTTGCTCTGCTGTATAAGTTTCAGCTTGTTGCTCTGCTGGTTCAGTTTTAGTTTCAGTCTGAGTTTCAGGTTTTTGCTGTTGATTCTGAGTGAACTTCCTTTGTAGTTCAGCGTAAGACTTAGCTAAATCTTCTGTACTTTTAAATTTCTCTAAGACTTGTTGAGCATCTTCAGAGATTTGCCCTTCTTGTTGAATCTGTTCAACTAATTCCTTTTGGTCAGGACTAGCTATTCCCTCTTGTCCTTCAGGAATAGTTAGTTGTGGAGTGCCTTGTGGGGTCGCGGTCATTGTGCTTCTTGGGGTGGATTTACAATTTCATTAGCAGTTTGAGCAGCATTAGCTAACTTCTGCGGATCACCCATAGCTGATTGCAGTAAAGCTTGCTGTTGTGCTTGCTCTTGGGCCTGCTGTGCTTCAGCTTGTAGCTCTTGCTCAGTCTTGATTAAGCCCAAAGTGTCTATGCCCATTGAATAGGCAAGACGAGTTATTAACTCAGTAGGTTTTAAGTACTGGGCTAATCCCTCTGGCCCAACTGTTTGAGCCAAAGTCTGTGTAAATCTGACTAACTGTTCTAATTCATGTCCTCTTCCTACTGCTGCTAGACCAACCGTCATTATTGGTTTTACTAAATCATCAGGTAATTTTGGAACCTTATTCTCCCTAGTTAAAATATCTAACTTCCTTGCGACGTATGGGACTTGGAACTCTGTTTGTAATATCGAATATATCGAGCCGATGCTTTGCTCCGTAATGAGCTGGGTCATTCTCACTTCTTCCGCTGTGACGCGTTCCGCATTTCTCTGATCATTAAGCATGAAAGCTTGAGCAAGTCTTCTTTCAATTTGTTCTTTCCCTTGCATCGCTACGGATAGATCCTGTGATTTCTGAACTTGCAGGGCAAGCACATCGTTAGGATCGCCTGTAACGAAACTGCCGTTAGGGGCCTTGGCGAGATCAGCAGCCTTCGTAACTCCGCTTGGTTTTACTAAGAAACGTACCGCTGCACTAGCTAATGCTCCCTCCGCTATCGCTTGACATAACGCCTCAACTGTTTGTAAGTCAGCTATTGCCGCAGACTCTACATATCCAACTCCGTAAGCTTGTCCATCAACCCTAGTCATACGCAATGGGAGCCAAGGACTAAGATTTTTCGGTGCTTTTCCTTCACTTCCTGGGACGATCTTATTTTTTACTTCTTGATGCCACTTAACTTGATTACCTTCCCACTTGATATGGGTGTAAACCTTGCAATTCTTCTCTTCTTCCTTCGCTTCTAATGGTTCAGGTTGCTTATAAAGTCCTTTTAAATCTTCTTCTTCCTCTTCTTCTAGCATTTGCCTAACCTTTTCCGGCAATGCGTAGTAAGGAAGCTGTTCACATGTCACCGCCTCAAGGGGATTACCCATTGGATCGCGGAAACAAACGTAGCGATTGAGATGAAATACTCTTAATCCATCAGTCGAAACATATAAAAGTGCATTTCCAGCGACGATTAAATGTAATAACGCCTCATGTAAGACAACACGATCATTACTTGCTTCTATTTCCCTAAGCACCATCCTTTCAATTTTGCTTAACGCCTCTTCGTACTGCGATTTCTGCTCTGGCCCTACTCCTTGCTGTGCTAATGCTGCTTCATCTAGTGAGAATCTGAAGAATTGTTGCGTTGGAGGTAACAAGGCTAACAACATTCGACTTGCTAAGTTCAAAACTCCGCGAGCCCCAATTCCATTCCACGGAACAGCGTATGTATCTTTATTGTTCGTGACTGGATCGTTTGATTCTGGAATTAAATAAGGAACCGTAAGACGAGCTGAATTACGGCCTTTATCTAAAACCCAATTCCGATCATTTTCACCTGAGCGATAACGCTGTTCAGCAGTAGCCATAATTAGACAGGAAGATTAGTACCAGTACCAGGAGATGAACCTTGGCTACCGATTTTTAAGGAAGCAGAAGTAGACCCTGGAGATCCAGTTCCTTTTGCGTAAGCATCTTTAGGAGATATTTTTAAACCTTTTTTCTTCTTCTTGCCTTGCTTGTTAATAATGCCTTGTGATGTTTGGGCAGCACTTATGGCAGCATTACGAGCTGCAACTTCAGCAGCACTTGGCCCACTACTATCAACGAGAGCATGAGTTTGTGCTTGCTGCTGATAATTTGATATAGCATTTGCAGCGGCAGCGGCAGTAGCTTGATTAGCAGTATAAGCTTCAGCACCGATTGTTAAAGTCGATTGCTTATTGGCATCAATGATTGCTTGGTTTTCAGCAGCCATAGCAGCATTTTTAGCTGCTTCTTTTGCCGCGTTTTTTTGAGCCGTAACTCCAGTTACGTCTTCAATTAGATTTTTAACAGGGCCAGCGCACATAATTAAACTCCGTAGTTAACGCCTGTTCCAGTAGAAGCTGATAAGCCGCCTGCTGAAATTTTTAAAGTACTTGGTTTTTTCTTTTTCTTAGAAATTGCAGCAGTTGTTTGAGCATCTTCTGGAGTTACGTTGTCCTCAGTTGTAACGGCATAAGGAGCATCGTTAACAATGTTGTCAACACCCGCTGCTTTAGTATCAGCTAATTGATCCATAAGAGATTGAGTAGAAGTTTGAGCAGCGGTAATTTGATTGTTAATACTCGTTTGAAAAGCAGCAGTATTCGCAGCGGTTGTAGCTCTAAACTCATCTAGAGCTGTATTTGAAGCAGCAACATCATCAGCACTTGGGCCTTGATAAACAATGTTAGGAGCCTTGGGTTTTCCGAAACACATAATGAATACCTAAGTAATGTTGAGGCCAGAGCCTTTGCCTGACGTTGTGGCAACCTTGCCAATTCTCAGAGAAGTCTTACCTTTTTTAGTTTTTAAACCTCTTTCGTCAACTCCAATTTCAGGAGGTTTTGCATGTTCTTCTCTTGGCGGTGGCCCAACAACTTGAGCTAATCTCATCGCCGCTGCATTTGTATCTTCTGATTGTTGTTGCTTCGCTAATAATAATTCTGTAGCAGCATCTTGTTTCGCTCTTAATGCTGCATTGAGATCAGCTTGTGCAGTTAAAGTTGAAGTACTAGCAGCACTTTCTATTGCCGCTTTACTCAAATCAAATTGCTGATCATATTGTTTATAATCAGGAACCGTAATTGTTGCAGCAGAGCCACCACCCATACACATCAGACTGCCTCCAGTTGATAAACGTCATTCTCCTGTTCTTCCAAACGGCGTTTTAACCACTTGATGACAGATGCTTGGCCTGACTTAAACCAAACTTCTTTTTCAGAAAGACTCAAATCAGGACACTGATCTGGAAACTGCTCACTTAAAGCAGCTATTAATCTTTCATCTATGTTCGGAAAATAAGTCACTCTCCAAGGGTGTAGACCTATACAGCCTACCGATAATCGGGAATATGTACCATAGTAGAGGAGTTATTCAACTTCCCCGTAGAAGTTTATGGATTTACAAGAAAAATTAGCAGAGATTCACTCTGAAGTAATAGATCAAGTACTCGATGATCTAAGGAATGGAGATCGCAAGGCTAGAACAGAAGCAATGATGCTGTTAAAGCAAAACAATGTGACTGCTGTTGCAGCAGAAGGCAGCACATTGAAAAAACTTGCTAATAAATTAGATTTCTCAAGCATGGATGACAAAGTTATTCCGCTTAAGACCCCACCTTCAAACGTTGAACCCCTCCGAAAGCTCTCCCCGAAGTAGTTTTTTTCTTAAAACCGAAAGCTATTGAATCAATAGAACCTGTCGTCTCATCCATCCAAGCGTCTAATTCATCTTGGAAGAGTTGATCTTTTCGATGTTGTTGTTGAACTTGCTGATCCTGGGCGGCTGATTCAACAAAAAAGCCGACTGCAATAGCAAGAGCATCAAGGCGGTCATCATGTGAGAGGCAATTCCTTTCTTGTGTCAATCTTGAGGCTTGCCAAAAAAGGCTTCGTGAATATCCATGTTCAGGATCTTCATCAGTAAGACGATAATCATTTTTAATGACTCGACTATTAACAATAAGACGATGTTGCTGAATTAACGGGCCGAGTGTGTCACATAATCTTTCTTCTTTTCGGATGTTATGTCTAACTTCTTCGATAGTGCATGGATGTGTTCTTGTTAAATGAGGTTTTAACAGAGCTGAAAACATACCATCACCCATGTTTGATTCAGCGACGACGTAATTAACATCCCATTTCTTTGCTGTTTCGGAGAGATATTGCAGAACTTCATCCGCATAACCAAGAGTTGATCCACCAGATTCAAGTAGGAATAAATTTCCGTTTAATTCTGCTAAAACTGCCCAAGCTAATTCATCCTTACCACGGCCGGCAGGATCAATCGCGAGAACACACCGCCACGATTCGGTTTTCGACACCCATCCATTTTGAAATATTGGGCGATGGTAAAACCTATCAGCTCCAAGCCCGACGCAAACTAGATCTTGCAATCTCATATCAGGTTGGTTAGACCATATACAAGTCTCTGGCAGAGCTTTCCCATCGAGATCCATTACTAAGAGATCCCCCAACCTGATCGGATACTTATCTAAAGTTGCTAATCGGGTATTGAGCATGAACTGAAGTTCAAAGCTCGCCTTAGTCATGGATGCTTTTCTTTGAAGAATGTCCTCATGCCCAAATCTTTCTGGATCAGTAGGCTCTTCCACGAGGCTGGTATTCGCGATGACCTCATGTTCGATCGTCGGATCGAGGCTGCCCTCGTAGCAATCGAACTCCTTCGGATAGAGCGCAGGCCAGTAACGAGCAGAATAGTTCCGTTCTCTCACAAGCCTTAAATATATCGAAGTCTCCGTATGTGGCGTTCCTAAATATAATATTTTACGGGGCAAAAGCTGTCCCTCCTCTGGCTTTATGATACTTTGTATTTCTTCAACAGCGTGTGCAACTCTGTCTTGTTTTAACTGTGTAATTACGTTAGCTAAAGTCTCAACGTCATCGAGTATGGCACAGGTACATCTCTGGCCCGTCGTTTGTCCCATGACACCCATAGATCGAACAGACGGAGACTGTTCAACTTGAGCTGGTCCTACATCAAAGGCAACATTTGAAAATCTATTTTCTGGCCCAGGCATAAGACATTGAAGAATATCAACTTCTCCAATGCAGCGAAGCATAAAAGACGAAAAGTCAGTTGATTTAACTGCTGTAGCAGAGACAATCAGAATCTTTTCATTTGGATCTACTCTTAATCTCCATAAAGCATAAAAAGACGCAAGAATAGACTTACCTAAACCACGAAAAGCAACGGTAAGACTACGATCTGGCCCATTTTGCATCCAATTACAGACAGAGATCTGCTGCTTAGTTGGGGCATCGGCTAACCCCAACTCTCTAAGCAGATAACAAGTGAAATTAGGAAAGCTATCTCTTAGTTGAGGAGGTAACGGTTCCCATAAACTTTTCACTCTTCTGTCTCTTCAGTTTTTTCAGCTTCAACTTTAACTGGTTCTGGAGCTGGAGTTGATCTAACAGGTGGAGTTAGTAGTTGTTCTTGCATCTCCTCGTCCACGTAGACCTTAGACGTATCAGCATTTTTCAATGTTTCGGGCTTTACACAGCAGGCTCCTTCAAGACCTAACTCCATTCTTTGATTGTTGGTGAGATAAGGCATAGTCCTTTTTTTAACTTCTTTTATTCTGACGTAACTATCGCTAGATACAACAAAACCCCCGACTGGTGGCGAGGGTTTAGATGCTGACGCTCCATCAGAGCAGCGGTTGAACTAACAACTTGATAATGGGTCTTAAATTTATTATAAATCATTTCTTCCCAGATACAACAAAACCCTCTAACGCGCGAAATGCTAGAGGGCTTCATCTAGCCCTAGCTGACCACGACCAAGCAGCAAGCATCGTAGGGATATTCTTATTTTAACTCACTATTTAAATTGAGCCTCTAATTCTTCTGCCTTTTCCGCTAAACCCGTATACAAACCATGCATCGGAGAATCCTTATGATGCCTGCCATCTAAGACATACCATCTCTCCATATTCATCATCCTTTGTCTATCTTCCTCTAGCCATTCCTTTTGATACATAAGTTCCTCTATTTATATCCCCTATTCTTTACATCTTCTTCTCTCCTTTTCCTTAAATATTCATTAAAACCTCCTTGATCTGTTCTCAACCCATCCACTAATCCATACTTCTCTCTATATCCCCTCATATATTTCCCATACTCCCTCCTCTCACTACTCGTAAAATCTCTTGCTAACTCACCTCCACTTGGATCTCTCTCAACTCCAACCCTCTCCTTCATTTCCTTCATCAAATAAGTCTCTTTTCTCTTACTCATAACATTAATTTGCTTGGTCGCCTAATTAACTTACACCCACGCAGAACTAACACAACCCCTCAAACTATTTCAAAATGTAAACTCGGAACATTGACGTTCAACCCGAACGCCTATATAAACAGACGGCAGGGTTTTTAACGAAACGCAACGAATATTCCCCAACTCTTACCTCGATATACTTACCCCTAGCCTCGCTTTTCCTTGTGTCAGCGGGGCTTTTCCATTTTGTTGCTCGCGATTAAGTAGGGTTCGTCGTCTTGACTTTTCTAATTTCCCCCATTACCCCGCCCCGATTTCCCTTTAAAAATGGATTCAATGGCCAAATTCGCTTTTGTTTTCCTATTAATGAGGCAGGGGGGAGTGAGGGGCAGGGTTGGCTGCGAATAATAAATTCGCGGCAGCTCTTCACCCTGGTCTTATTGCTGGCCCAGCTCCAAAGGAGACCGGCAGGCATACGACCAAGTAAGAGCCCGCCGCGTTTAGCTGAGAGGCTGGGAGTACTACAGAGTGTTAAGCTTTAAAGGGGATGTCTTCAGGGGTGTGGAGTACTTGCTATTGATAGGTAGTGCTTCGGCACAACCACGACCCTAGAAAATTTAAAAGTGAAGCAGTTTTCTTTCCACCATGACAATGGACATGGATGGTTACAAGTCCCTGAACAGTCTTTAAAGGACTTAGGCATTGAGCATTATGTCTCTCGCCATAGTTATTTGAAGGACAAGCAGGTCTATTTAGAGCAAGACATGGATGCAAGTCTATTTATCGCGGCATGGAAAGCAGAGAAGGGGAGCCAGCCAGCCTGGTTTGACTTCTTTGAGGATGGCCCATCAAAAATAAGAGGATACGACCGATACCCAGCCAAAGCAGATAGGTCTTTCAACCAAGTCATGCACAAGATAGGCGAGCTGAACAAAGGACTTTAGAAGTCAGCCTGGAGCCCTTCGGGGTTCCATGCTGGGCTCTGTTCCAGCATTACCACGACCAAAAGGTATTTAAATGGCAATTAAAAAAGAGACTTATTTTGTTGAGTCTGGCGATAGATACTATTTTGATTTTAATTTAAAAGGATATTCCCAAGTCGATACAAAACAGGATGCTTCCTACTACGGCCATTGGGCTAGTCCTTTTGATTTCAAATTAGTTGGCTATGTCGAAGGAGATGTAACCATTTCAACCGCACCAAATAAAGAAGAGTTTGTCGAGCTGATGCGCTCTACTGCTAAATGGTATTCAGACAATGACGACAAGTTAAACATTGATTGCATGCTTAAAGAAGATCAAAAGCAAGCATGGAAAGAACTAGGCCTAGCTGATTTATTGCATTGATGGTATCTCAGAGCCCTTCGGGGCTCTCTGATGCTTTCAGCATCTACCACGACCTTTTTTTCTTTATGACTAAAGAACTTGTAAAAACTTATATGTTGGAGCTGGTTGCAGCTCTCAACAAAAAAACAGAGGATCAAGATCCGAGGATTAGGAGTGAATTTAGTTTCACTACAGGTAAAAAGTATTTCAAGATTGGTACTGTTTACCGAGGTGAAATGGAAAAATTCAAAGGAAAACTCGGTTCAATTCATGCCCTAGTAGATATGACTACAGGCAATGTTTACAAACCAGCGGGAGCCAATAGCCCTGCCAAAGGTATTCGATTTAATTTATTAGATCAAAAGTCAAGAGAACTTTGTTTCTCTAGGGCTGATCAATACGGCGGCTATCTATACAAAAGAGGTTAATTATGACGGCATCAAGGAGCCCTGCGGGGTTCCTCGATGCTCTCATTAGAGAGTATCTACAAACCCACGACCAAAGGAGTTTTTAAAGTGATTACTGAATACAGCACCGAAACTGATGATGCTCTTGTGCTTTTACAGGCCCAGGAGCAAGTCATCTTTAATCAATGCCAGGAAATACGGCTGCTAGCTGGCATTTCTTTTTTACTGTTCACTTTTTTATTGCTTAAATGAAAAAATTAATTATCGAGCTACCAGATAAAGATCACAGCATCCTTGAAAGAATCGCTAGAGATCAAAAAAGGAGGCTAGATGATCTCACTTGTTTGCTAATGGCTAGAGGTTTAGAATCTTTTTTCTGTGAAACATCCGTAAGTATCAAAAAAACTGAGGATGAATACACCAAAGAAGAGGCTGAACAGCTCGCCAAAAATGCAGAGCTGGAAAAAACTGAAGGATGGATACAGATCCCCTGGGAAAAACAAAAAGAGATGGGCTGGAAAGGTGTAAGCGAATGGATCACTAACCACAACCATGTAAATGGAAGATACGTTGATCCACTTGTTGAACCTTTAGCCGAAAGAATAGAAAATTACGCTATCGATGGAGCTAAAGATGCCTAAACAGTACAACTCAGAGATCGAAAAGGAGCTGCATTTAACGCGGCTCTCTATCGAACGAATGGAAAGAAAGCTCGAAGAGATCTTGGCTCTGAAATTTAGAGAACCAAAGGAGGTTAAAAGTGCAAAAAAAGGATCTACCTAAAGCATTAGTAGGTCACACATTATTAGTTGCAGGGGGCGTGGTAATCGTCCCCGCTTTTATTTATTGTGTGATGTTTCTAATTGAACCCTTTGTCGTTTTTGGATTTGGAGCTTATTTGATATGGCTATGCCTAAAGAAAAAACCTTAACTGCTATGTCGGAGTTGCTAAGAACTCTTAGATATAACAGCCGGAAACATACATGTCCTTCAGCTCTCCAGGTTGAGGTCTTGCTGCAAGTTGCAGTTAAGCCTCGAACTTATGAGGAGCTGGAGGCTTTAACTAATACAAAGAATGGATCTATTGCCAGAGTTGTCGAAAGAATGACACCTCGGATTGGTGAAAATGGATTGATGAAGCCTGACCTACATCTTTTAAATAGAAAGAATGTCCAGACTGCAAAGGTTGGAGCAACAAAATATAAGGTTTCGTTGTCCAAAACCGGAGAAGAATTAATGAAGCAAGTTGGATTATTCAGTTCTACGGGGATGTAACAAATTTTACAACCGTCTAGTAAATCTAAATAAACTAGATCGTCTCGCTAACTGGGAGTACCTCTACCCTGTAAGATTTAATTTCGTTTTATGTTTACGTGTCGCATGAACCACACTAATCACAGTGTGACCCTTATACTGAGTATCATCTTCCCACTTCGCACTGGAGAGATTCACCTTGCCATTCATCAACATCCCCTTCAGGATCGTAAAAGAATACGAATAGAAGGAACCGTGAGTCGCAAGAGATCTCCTCCATCTGAACAATGGATCTTTCTAAACTCTCTAACGCTCTTGAAGCTTTGGGCTCTTTGGCCCCAGGTAATTTTCCTATTCATCACGCGCAAGTTCTTCTATACATTGCTGACAAAGGGAGTTGCACGTATCGAAATATAGAAGAAAAGTTTGATGTGACCAATGCTTCAGCATCAAGAATTGTCCACACCCTTAGCGAAACTGTCCGTCATCGTGAAACTTGCCTCGGCCTTTGTGAGATCTATATAGACCCTGAAGAAGGCAGAAGGTACAGAGTCAGACTCACGAAAAAAGGCAAAGCAAAAATCAGATCGCTTGAGGGTTTATAACCCACAAAACCACGACCAATGGCCTACACAATTAAGCAAGCATTTAAAGATGCGTGGAAATTCCAATGGGAACCGCAGGCTGGAAATAAAACAACAAGAACTTATGCCTTAGAAGCAGTTAATTATTTTGGCCCTGACACTCCAGTAGAAGATATTGATGCTGGAAGGTTTATGGATTACAGAGTTTATCTAGCGGAATACAAAGATAATTTGCCTGCAACGATCAATAACAAGACAAGCAAACTAAGAGTGTTTCAAGAAATGGCACTTGTTCATGGAAGAGTGAGAAGCTTGCCTCAGTTTCCAAAGAATTTAAAGCTAAAGAACCGCAAGGAAGTTATTTGGGAGCAGAGAGAAATTGATTTATGCGTTGAATATTTAAGAAGGATCAACAGAAAAGATGTCGCAAGACAGTTAATTTTTTTATGTGAAATGGGATGTCGGCCTGTTGAGATGAGAAGGCAAGTGAAATCTGACTATGACTTAAAGAAAGGTTTAGTTACTTTTTTTAAAGAAAACAACGATAACAAGACCGGAAATAGAACTCTGCCTCTACCTCCTACAGCGATAAAAGTGGCAGTAGAGCAGATTTTGAACATGAAAGGAGAATTAGTTTGGCCTTTATCTGACAGAGAGCTGCATCATGCGGTGCGACGAGCCCTAGATGAATGTGGTATTTCCAAAACTTTTATCATCAAAGCTACAAGACATACATGTGCAACAAATCTAGGTCTAAAGGGTTGCAATAACATAGAGATCGCCGCTTGGTTAGGCCATAGCAATCCTCAAATGTGCAATAGATATGTTCACATGGATGGATCTGAACATGCGAATGCTTACAATGCACTCGTGGGGGTCTAGCAATCTGGTGAATGCACTGAACTCATAATTCAGCTAAGGCGAGTTCGATCCTCGCGACCCCCATTGCAACTTTTGTTTAAGTAAGTTCGCGGCATTCGTACCCTTTAAATTCTTATCTAAAGTAACCTAAAATGAACGACCTGAAATCAGCCAAACTTCTTGCTATCACTGGCCTCGCCTCGAACTCATAATTCGCAGAAGCATCATCTTAGACCCCGTAGAACAAGTCGTACACTCCCTTTCAGGGCAACAAAAGCTGGCATTACGAGAGCGTTGCGAATAACGTGGTCGTAAAGACCCGTTATTTCGAGTTGCAAGATATACAGACGCTTGAACAGGAGCAATTAGCACGACAATTTCGTGCAGAAAAAAGAGCTGAAGAAACACATAAAAGTAATGAAAGAAAACTTAAACAGATAGGAAAAGAGAGCGCATTAATTTATGGCAGAAAATTATATGGATTATTAGTTGATGGTTTAAGCAGTCGATTAAATAAAACTTTTCTTGAGTTTGTAGAAAATCCAGACAAAGCAAGATTCCACGGAGCTGCGATTCCTTTCTTTGATCCTTTTAAGTCTCCAGAGCATGTTGCAACCATTGCCCTTGTCGCGACCCTTGATCAATTAAGCAGAAGGCAAAGGATCGCCACTTTCTGCCAAGGTTTAGGAGCTGCGGTTGAAAAAGAGATCCGATTAATGAGGCTGGCTAATAAAAGTCCGGTGGAGCTGCGGCACTTAATGAAGCAAGGCTTGAGCCGGAACAAGATCAGCACAATGGAAATAATGCGGAAGATGGGATGCCCTGTTCTTCCTTTTAATGATTTAAGTCGTCTTCATATTGGTCAGTTCCTTTTAGATCACCTGATTCATACAGGTTTGATCAAAGTAATTATGAGGAAGATTGGTCGAACCACTCCCAAGTTTGTAGTTCCTACTGATCACGCTGAGAAAGTTATTAAGAGCTGCCCACCTTCTACTTATAAAGTTGCTTATTCAGCATTGGTTTCTGTTCCTCACCCTTGGCCTGGGTTATATGGAGGAGGCAGGCCAGGCAATGAAGAGAGTTTCGTTAGAGTCCCAATTCACGACGCTGAAGAAAAAGACACCACAGCAATAGAGCATTACAGGCAAGCAGACTTAACAAAAACACTTGTAGCGACAAACCACCTCCAATCTGTTGGACTTCACGTTAAAGGGGATGTAATCAAATGCCAGAGGAATACATGGGAAAACGGAACAGAAGGCTTGTGGCCTTGTGCAAAGGTTCCCTTGGATGTTCCTGAACGGTTAGGGCAAGATCCAGATCCAGAGGACTTAAGGATTAGGAATCGTCTTGCTTCGATGGCTCATAGAGACAGAGAGCAAAACAGACCCAGAAGGATCAAGGTTGAACGCTCGTTGCAAGAGGCAGAAGCTTTAGCAGATAGAACTGTTTATCAGGCTTACCACGCTGACCATAGATCAAGGCTTTATACGTCCAATAAATATGTAACCAGCCAAGGCCCAGACTATGAAAAGGCCATGCTGGACTTTGCTGAAAAGTTGCCAGTAAATGACGAAGCTTTTGATTGGTTATTGAAAGGAGCTGCTGGACATTATGGACATGGAAGGAAGTCTTGGGATGAGCGTCTGAATTGGGGAAGAAAGAATATTGATTTGATGAAAGCAGCGGCAGAAGATCCACTTGGAAGGCTTGAATTGTGGCGAAATGCTAACGATCCTTGGCAGTTTTTACAGGCTTGCAAGGGGGTAAAAGAGGTACTTGAAACAGGTAAAACAGGGTGTCCAGTTCGCTTCGATCAGACCACTTCAGGCTGCGGGATACTTGCGGCCCTGTTGAGATCAGAAAAGGTTGGGAAGGAGTGCAATTTATTTGGTGACGAACGCAGGGATCTTTACACCCTTGTTGCCGAGAAAGTAACAGAGAGATTGGTTAAGGATCTTCAATTTGGTGAGCCAAGAGAAAAAGCTTTAGCAGAAATATGGCTTCAGAAAGGAATTACTAGGTCTTTATGTAAGCAGCCAATTCTTGCAGCTCCTTATGGAGGTTCATATATGTCTTTATGTGATTCCTTAGTTGAACGATTGGATGAACACCTTGGATATGTACCACTTGAAAATTTCACTTACGAGGTTGCTATCCCTGCAAAATATTTGGCGAGTCATTTATGGGATGAAACAAAGCAGAGAATTAAACCTTGCCTTGAGTTTAAAAAATGGCTCCACAAAGTAACAAGAAAGGTAATGAATAATGGTCACGCCCTGGAGTGGACAACCCAAAGCGGATGGCCCATGAGAATTGCAGATAGAGAACCACAGATTAAAAGGATTCAGACAATGTTATTCGGGAAACATTCAACAATGAGTATTAAAGATCAACCAAAAGATGCACCTTTATGTGCGACACAAGCCAATAAAGGAATAGCCGCGAACTTTACACATAGTTGGGATTCTGCCTTTTGCGTAAACTTCGTTTACAAGGCCGTGGAACAAAACATACAAGTGCTTACAAATCACGACTGTTTTGCGGTACATGCGGCTAACGCTGAACTCGCTCATAAGACACTTCACGACACATTTAACGAGCTTTACGCTCCTAATTGGTTGCTAGGTTTTGTGGATGAAATACAGATGTCCACGGGGTTGTCACTACCTGATATGCCTAAACAAGGCAGTCTCGATCCAAGATTGATTGGGACAAATCCTTACTTGTTTTCTTGATATAAACATATACTTCATGCGACTACTACAAGGGCTCAGAATACGGTATCTTCAATAAGCACACTATTGATGGGGGCATCAAATTGGAACTCTACAAAACACCACTAGGTGAAGCCCGATGGTTCAAATGTTTAGGTGAAGCCAGAAAGGCATACGACGACGGCAAGCCTGATGAATGGACAATGGAATTGCTACACGATGAAACCGATAGAGGTGTAAAAGAGTGGTACGACTCTATGGAGGATAAGTTCTACGAATTACACGGAAAAGATGCCAAAAAGCATACTTATTGGTTTAACTGCAATCCAGATAAAGAGGATGCTACAAAGCTTGTTACTAAGTTTAAAAAGGTTTGCTGGGTTAATGACAACGGCACAAAAACTGTTGGCCCTAATGTTATTGATTCAACCTGTGAAAAATGGCCTATTAATAAAGAAATAGGCAATGGATCTAAGGTCATCGTTGGTTACACCATAAAAAAGTGGGGCAACAAATCAGGATGTGGAATGACATTTGATCCTGTGAAAATAATGGTGATGGATTATGTGGAGTATTCAGGTGGTGCTGTTGTTTCTGATGATGAGTTCTTTGGCAACGTCCAGGGCGGCTACTCATTAAAGGACGACGCTGCAAAATCCTTTTAATGCTGAAGTTTAAGCAGATTGATTTACCTATACGT